ATGGGTCACCGTACTTCTCGCAATCCTCCCCAACTCGGCAAACTCCAGACAGCCAAGTAATGATTGCTGTTCTTGCCATTTCTTACCTTATGCTAAGGTCGCCGCGAAAGTGTCCCCAGAACCACCCTCGGATGCCCAAGAACCCGTTGGTGGGCACGCGTCATAGTTGGGGTTTATCGAGGAGTAACCGTTTGGGTACATAAAGTAAATGACGGCGGCGTCGTCAGCTAACCCTATCCTCCAACCGTTCGTTGGGTCACATTGTATAATTGCACTTGGGCACCCTACACACGAACCGCTATTTGCCAAGGCGCCGGAATACAAAGAGCCGAACCTAGTAAGAGTGTTTCCGACAGCCACGGTAATCGAACCGCTGCATATCCCGCATGCAAATGACGCGTTGCTGTTGTTGTCTGAAAACGTCAGCGTGAACGAGGCCGCGCAACCACTGATATCCGTTGGGCAGTTCAGGCACGCGCAGCACGTGTCGTCCATTGCTAGGGTGCCGTTTATAAGCACCAGTTTACCATCAATCATCGAAAGCTGCGACATAAAGAGTGCCGGTGGCCGTTAAGCCACCGGACTCATGGACTACATGGTTTAGGTGTAATCGGAACCGCTGAGCGACACATTCAGGGCCGTGACCACCATAAGGGGGTTCTCGACCTCGAAGTCCACGCGGAAGTGGACCGTCGACTGCCACATATCCTGACGAGGCACGCGCTCCCATTCGAGCGTAATGTCACGCTGAATGAAGTAGACGAGGTTAGCCAGCGGCGTCAGCCAAATCTGGCTGCCATCAGTACCGGCAGTGCCGAACGTCAAGTCCTCTGGCATGAGGGGAACCTCAAGCATCGGAATGCCCCACGGGCCTGGGGTCAGGCCACTAGCAAGCACAGCGTCGCCGCCCGTGGTCGCCCGGTCGGACCAATCTAGCATCCACTTGTCATGGACACCTGACGGGACAATCCAGACGTAGTTCGGCTTCTCGATACGGTAGCGATTCGGGATTTGCCGCTTCATGTCGTAGTACAACTGCTTACTCGGCGCAGCCCCTGCCGCGTCAAGCTGTTGTGCGGCGGGAACCTCGGCAGCCAGAATGGTCTGGAGACCGTCGTTCGCACCAAGCAGGTTGTTGGAGTTGGACTGGCCGTCGCCGGTGACCAGAGAGTCGTCGCCCTGGATGTACGCCATTTCACTGTCGGTGGCGATCCGCTTGCTGAACATATTCAGCAAAGTGTCACGGACACCAACACCTTCGACGTTGTCCTCGGTGAAGTCGGTCTTCAGGTCGAAGGCCGAACGGTACTTCACCGTGTCGTACGTCAGCACGGATTCCTGCGGAATGCGCGTGGTCGGCGTACTGGTGGTTGCAGCGCCTTCAGTAACGATGTTACCGAGGTCGAGCTTCTGGACTTCACCCTTGTTAGAGCTAACCCGGACAACTCGCGATCGGCGAACAAGCACGGACTCGTTGACCACAAGGTCAATGAAGCGGTCCGCCTGCTGCCGATTCATAACGCTATTTGGAAGGGACGTTTCGTCAATCGCGGTCTTCTTGATGCGACTGAGCGGGATCGTGTAGTTCTCTGCACTCATGTGAGTATTCTCCTGAAAGGTCGTGGTGGATTGCTGTAGCGGGTTAGTTTTAGTCGAAGGGGAACTGTGAGTCCAAGACCGCGTTCGGGTCTTCCTCGACGGTTTCGATAACCTCGTCACGGGTCATAGCGGCCTGTGCGGACTTGGCGAAAGAAAGAAGCTGCTCTTCGGTTTGAGCCTGTTGCTCTGTAACCTTCTTCAGCATATCAGCCATCGACTTCAGGGTGTCGGCCGTAGTGTCTTCGGCATCGCCCTCTGTGGCGACAGTCTCGTCTTCGGCGGCTTCTGCGCCGTCTTCGGCATCTTCGGTTTCGACGGTGACCTCGCTCTGCTTCTCTGCGAAGGTCCGCATGACGTCGCCAACGCTCTTGAGAGTGTCTGCGATGCCTTGCAGCGTCGGGGTCATGGTGTCAGACAAAATGGCGGGGACGCTTTCAGCGACACCGGCAACAACAGCCGTCTTAATCGCTTCGAGCAGCCGCTGGTCTGCGTCGGACATTTCGGGACTTTCCTTCGTAGCTTCCTCGACGGTCTCGTCCATCGTATCGGAAGCCTTCGTATCTTCGTTGCTCATAAGAGGCTCCTGTAGGTTTGCCCATTGTTTGAACTGATGGAGAAGACTATCCTCCAGCAGCGTGCCAATCCCTTCGGGAATCGGTTGAGATTTCTCTTTGAGAGGACCGACAACGGCTTTAACACCCGCTGCTATTTTCACTGCGACCAAACTACGCTCTTGGAAATCGTCGAGAGATTTCTGGACTGCGTAATAGGCTGATGTGTCCTCGTGTACTCCGTCGTTATCCAGTTCGTGTAATCTCAGGTACTCGTTTGCCATACCATCTGTTTCAAATCGTGTCTTGTCCAGACGAATCGAATATAGAATCAAGTCGTCTGCGGTATCGTCAAAACCCTTACCGACTGCGAAGGTGGCGGCAGGGTTGTCAGGAATGTAAACTGTGCTGAGTTCAAACAAGTCGATGTCTGCTAACAGCTTCTGGATTGTTCCGTCGGGTAGCTCTCGGCTGCCAACCCTCGCAAGCCCACGCCAACTGAATGCGTTCAGTTCGCCATCTTTGACTTTCTGAGCAACCTCTGGAACGGTGATCTCTGCGACTGCCCAAACACCTTTCATTCCGACACGCATGTCTATGGCGAGCCGCTTTGGGAAGGTGTCTGCAATCTCATTCGTGTCTGTACGAACTACGGCGTAGTTCTCGGTGTCGCCTTCGATATTCGCAATCGAAGCCACGAACATATCTTTAACGACGCCAATGGAAATCTCGTTTCCGTGTGCGTCGCGCCAAAAACGGTGGTTGTACATCAAGACCGGCTTCGCCATGAAGCTCTTGATATTGAACTCGTCTGCGGGCACAAAGTCTCCGCTGCGGTCCTCAAGTTCAACCGACATGAACCCACGTATCTTAGCGACATCGGTATCGTCCATAGGTTCGGCCAAACTCATTGGCGCGGATACACTAAGGAGTTGACGGTCGCCTGTTTTCGTGATGGTTTCCATCTAGCGTATTCCTATGCAATCGGAACAGACGGTGGGATTGAAAAACCACTGCCGTCCCACGGTGTTAGGATTAGTTGGGGATCGTCCAGGTCGGCTTGCAACGAGCATCGGCAGTTGACGGAATCGACCCCTTCTCCGGGGTGGAGTTGGCCAGACGGGAACGTATCTACCGCTGTAAGCCAGCCAGCAGACGCGTTATCTACGTGAGACGGCCTCACGCGTTGATCGCCGACCGTCAGCCAGCGTTTACGCCGCACACCCGACCTGTAGTACATATCGAACATGGCGGTGCTGTACGCGGCCTGTGTTTCGGTGCGTGCGATCTTCAATGCCCGCCACGCGGACGTTCCATTGCCCGCCCTGATAGTTGCAGCGACCTCGTCAATCGTCTTTGTGCCTAAGAAGAACCCATCCTTCACGGCTGATCGTGCGTCTTGGATCGTCTCGGCGGTGAGACCTCGCCCGTACTTAATCGCGCGGTTCTCAAGCGCCGCTATGACCTCGGCGTCCGTAAGCTCGAAAACGAAGACCTCGGCGGCTTTGGTTGCGACCCTCTTGACCATGGCATTGACGCCAAGGTGTTCTAGTGCAACGATTGCACCTAGTTCGTATGCGAGGATTATGTTCGTCGTCCACAGAATGGATAATGCCCTACGAAGATCGCTCTCGATGATGGTATCGAACGCCAAAGCGAACAGTTGAGTAATCGTGCCTTCGGTGGCTTTCTTGTATTCCTCGTCTGTTAGGTCACTAGCTTTTAGAACTCTTGCCTGCCGTTGAGCGGCGTCCAGAACACCTCTTTCTAGCAGGAGATCGGCCAATTCAGTATTCCACAGATTCAGCAGCTCAAGCAGCCTGTTCTCGAAGTGCTTCTCAACGGATAGCCTCTTGCCCTTCGTGGCTGAACGGACCAGGAAGCTCTCGGCTTGCTTTGTTACGAGTTGTGCTTCTAACGTAGCGGTCATACTGTAGGCTGCTCGGTTTCTCGTTGCTCGTCACGCAAGCGTATCTCTTCTTCAATCGCGCGCGACTCCGCTTCGGTGTCTCGTAGTGTTTGGTTGCTCTCCGCAAGTCCGTCCAGC